GGTCCTTGAATGTGAATAATGGATAGTTATGAAGCTCAAGGCCACTGTACTTGTTGTAAACTGATCGGATGTATTTTGCATCCATGTATGTCCATCCCTTTGGAGTTGATCCCTCTGTTCTGAAATCATGGCCATTGAGAATGTACTTGATGCCATATTTGTGAGCTGTGTCATACATCAGCTTAGTCATGGCAATGTCATTTGGTATATCTGCAGCAGGAAGGCCAGCCCACAGGAATGCATCATTGAGTCGGTCATATTCACTCTTGTTGACTTGGTATGTGATGCAATCAACTCCGAGCTTTTGGACCAGCTGTGTCATGTTGTGGACAGCCTCTGGAGCATTCCAGTTGTTGTCAAAGTGAATGACCAAGGGCTTGAGATTCCAATATCTCACCGCTGCATATAGCAAGGTTGATGAGTCCACTCCTCCAGAGATCCCCATGATACAGTTGTACTTGTTCTTTCTGCCTGTCCATCTGATGGATTCCAGGAGATTATCAAGGGCACCAGGTCCTGATGCTTGTCTCTCCAGCTCGTCATGGAGATCACAGTATTCACATTGATGCTCTCCTATCTCTGCAAAAGAGTCATTAAATAAACAGCGTTGACATTCTTTCATAGTTCACAAATGTATGATAAATTTTTGATACTTCTTTATTACTAAATTCTCTCAGTGAATATTCCAGCATTATGTTGTCACATATATCATCCACTGAATGCCAGGGTATTGATGCTGGCAGATCACCATTGTATATTGACCTCCTCCCCATGAGGCCCATCTCAATGTTGGTATTTGGGCAACCATCATGGGGTGTCAATCTGAGATTGACAAAGCATTGAGAATATACACTGACCAGCTCCTCTCTTGAGAATGTGTCATTACCAGCTCTGATGATTGGAATGTCAATTCTCTCCTTGATCTCATTGATCAGCTCCTGTCCATAGAACTCTGGGCTGTTGCCAGAATACCAGAATATCTTGTCACCATTCGGCACACATGGCCACATCTCAGCCTCAACAGCATTGAATGGATAAACCATGGCATCCACTCCCTTGCTCTCCAGTGTATCAGCCACTCGTTGAGATACTGCAATGTTCACAGCTGAGTTGAGAGTATCAACCCACTCCTCTCTGAGATCCATGGCATCTGATCCAAACCAGATGACTGTTGCTCCTCCGATATGTTTTGAGAATAGGTTGAAATCCTCCTCTCTGTACATGCCCATGAATATTGCTGGAAAAATGAAATTGCTGTACGGCACCAGGTTGTATTTCTTGATGAGCCCTTGATCAAGGCCAGCAAGAGATTCTGAGATGTGTGCCTGATTCATAGTGTGAATATCTCGTTAAAATTATTTTTCAACAGCTCATTGTTCATATGTGTTGACTTGAGAGCTCCTGACCAGTGATCTGAGAATTTATGCTTGTTGCTCCATTTATCTGTACTGATTGACAAGAGTCTGACATCTTTCTCCTTATCCTTGATCACAGCAATCTCATCAACCAGTCTGATGGTCTTGAGATACATTGACCAGTCAAGCCCTGATGATAGTCTTGGATCAAATGGTTGCCAGTTTATTTTTTGAAGGAGATCAGCTCTTAGCACTCTGCCAATGCCTATTGGCTCATATTGCCGTTGGCCTTTGGCATATCCTGGCCAATGGACCAGCCTCACCTCATCAGATACATCAGCAAAATGACATCCAAGCATTCCAATGAATGCAAAGTCATTGAGAGCATCACTGACTGATTGAATGTAATCATCAGAGGCCCAGTCAGAGGAGCCCATGAATATCACTCCATCAGGAGAATAATTCTGGCAAGCCATGAATCCAGCATTCCACTTGTTGCCAAGAGGATCATTGCTAACTGAAACAAAGTGAACATTCAATTCTTGAGCAATTTCAAGAGCTTCTCTCTCATGGCCCATAATTATCGGAATGACTCCTTGTCTCTTTAACCTGGAGATTGTTAGTCTGACAAGAGGAAAACGGCCAAAAACAGGCACTGGGGCACAGAGTTTCATGATAGGGCTTGTATTAAGTCTTGTTTTGTTGATGTGTTTGGCATGCTGATGCCTCTCCTCTTGGCCTCTGCCTTGAGTTGATTGAAGGTCATTGATGTGATTGACTCTTGCTTGATGCCAATGAAATGGATCTTTGGGCTCTTTGGTGCCATTTCAGTCAGATAGTGATTGCTGAGTTTCTGCATAGCATTACGGATGCAAGTACCACAACCAATGTTCAGTGTGCCATATCCAGCATATTTGTACCATTGAGCCAGCTCTCTCTTGAGAGGAGCATCAAGAGCAAAGGATCTTGTCTTGACATATCTGTCCAATTGTGTCTGGAGCTCATTACTTATTTTCATAGATCAAGATTAAGTCACTGATTAGATATGAGATGAAACCAAGAGCACAGAGCCTCCATTCATACATGGCAAATATTGTCACTGTTGTCCAGAATGACATGCAGCTCTGGCAATTAAATGGCTTGATGTCTGGCATCTGAAAAGTGAGGAGAGCTCTGGCAATCCCCACTGATAAAAGAGGAATGATGTATATCATATTTGAATTTATTAATTGCTTTGTTTATAGTATCCAGGTTGATTCCTGTGAGGCCTTTGATTTCTCGGTAAGTCATTCCCATGAGTCTCATCTTGGTGATCTCTTTGCAGAACAGCTCCTCATCATTATCAGGAGATTGCTCAAGGTAAGCATCCAGAATCTGTTGATATTGAGTCTCATTGTACACATCATCCTCTGCTATTTTGTCGAATCCTTCTGGGATGGGCACAGATCCTCTGTACAATTGGTTAAACTTTGATTCTTTCCAGTTGTATTGGTTGTATGCCCATCTGGCAAATACACGAGGGAGATCTTGCTCTTTGATGTTGAGCTTTGCCAATAGCAAAAAGACATGAGGCACCAGGTCATGATGAAGGTTATTTCCTCCAGTGATCTTGTAAGCGATATCATATGCCTCTCTTTTCCAGAATTCCACATCACTAAGTTATTGCTTTTTAACATACCAAGAAAACCATATTTGATAAAAGTCATCATTGACATTCTTTCCTGTGAGAAATCTGTGGATCTTGGATGGATTGACATCCAGGTCCTCTGCCAGGTGAACAGCCTTGTATCTCCTGGAAAGCCTGGAGAGAGTTTCTCTGATCATCCAGTCCTTGATACTCTCTCCATCTTTTAGGGCAATTAAAAAATGCCTTGCACTTTCCATGCTTCCAATGTGTTAAAATATTTAACCTCTCCTTGTGGGCTTTTCCACTCTCTGCCTTTGAGATTGAATGATACTGTAATTTCCTCACCAACTCCAAATGGATCAATCATATCTGTTCTGTCATTGAGTAGTTCAAATGTGATGAACTGCTCATATTTGTCCTCATTTGTTTTGATTGTGAATGATCTTGTTGAGATTTTCTCAGATCTCTGTTGTGTTTGTCCTTTGACATGCAAGATGCCTTTTACTTCATTGTTCATATTATTCTGATTTAAAGGTTAATTATTTCTTGTTTAATATTACTTCCATCAAAATAACATAAGTGTTTTTTTGCTTCCTCTAATGTTGAAAAACTATCTATTGTTGATACATCATTATTTACCCAAGCATCTACCCACCACCAACGAAATAGGAAGTGTCTTTGCTGTATTGTATATGATACTACACCATCAACATTTGTCTTTTTAACTATTCTTAGTTTCATATTATTCTGATTTAAAGGTTTCGTTGTAGTATTCTTCTGCTGACGAATATATAATTGTTTTACGACGTGTATCTCCATAATTGAGTGCATCCCAAGCATCCATTATCTGCTCCTTCTCCATTGCTTTGGCTTGTTCAACCATTGCTGGAGTTATTGTTAGTTTTTCAATGTATTGATTAACCAACCATTCTACTGCTGTCTGTTTATTGTCACATTTATCGTTAACATTTGTGACATCTATTTCCATACCTATTGCTGTTTGAATAGCTCCTCTTATTACACTATTAGGGTGTATTGAGTTTCCGTTCTGTAACATTACTTCTATGCTTTCAAGTAATTGAAGCATCTCTAAATGTTGTTTTTTTAGTTCTTTCATTTTACTTGTTATTTAATTGTTGCATATATTGTGAATAAAACTCTGATGCATCTCTCAATCTGGAGAGCATCAACTCCTCAAGGACACCATCTCTCTCATAATTGACAACAGTGATTCTCTTGGTTGGATCAATGTGAGATACCTTGTGAATATCTCTGTTGTCCCAGTCACTCAAGAGCTCATCATCTGTATCAATCATGCAGAATATCACAGATGCTCTTGGCTTGTTGAATAGATGCATATATCCTCTCACTTGCCATTCATAGGAATCAGCATCCTCTGGCAAGGCTGGAAAGGTCTCAAGGCTCCATGATGTTTTGATGTCAATGATGGAATCATCAGTGATGATATCTGGATGTCCTGAGAGATATCCAGCTGTCTCTCTCAATTGATTCTTGATAAAGTTGCTACCAAACCAAACTGAATTGACCAGAGCAATGGATTCCATTTCATACTCTGTGCCCTTTCTCATTTGCTTTGTTTCAATATTGCTGGTATATCCATAGAAATTCTCTTTTGCCAATTGCTTGATGTAGCTCTTGGCTGTCTCTGATAAGCTCTCAGACTTGTTCCTTGGATTGGTCATGAGCTTTGCTAATGATGAACATCTGAATATCATAACTGAGCCTCCTGTTCTGGTGTTAATTTGTACGTCTCTTTCAATGACTCAATAGTGTATGTGCCTTTTTTAATGGCAGCAAGAGCACTTGAGAATCTCTCATCAGTTATTGATGGCAGCTCTTTCTTGCTATTTGACACCTCTTTGCCATCATCATCCACAGCTTGCAATGCCAGGATTGCCTGTAATGTTGCCCTCCGATAGTAAGTTGTTGCACTGATCATCTTTTGTGGATCTGTAATCAATGGCAATGACAGCCATGATTCAATCATCTGACCAGAATCAATGTCAATTGCATTCTTAACAACCTTTCCAATGCTCAGCTTTGCTCTGTGTAGCTTGCTGTACAAACTGATTCCAGTAACTGGATCAGCTTTCTTTGCCCTCAACTTCTCTGATGTTGATGGGATGTCAAAATTTAATTGATTTTCCATATATGTTTGTTTTAATTTTTACAAATTTAGTGAAAATTTTTCATACCATAATACAAAGGAATCAAAATCTCTTGCAATTATGTATGTACCTCCAGCTCTTTCAACATCTTGTTGATATGCTTTCTGAGCATCTGATTGCCGATCTTTGTTATATTTCACCTCAATCTTAACTGATCGGCCTCTGATTGTTGCTGATACATCAGCTGTTCCTTTGGTGCCTGTTCCTGGAGTCCATTTGCCAGGGAGTTGCTTGGTGTATGCAATCTCACCTGTACCAACTTGAATCTTGTTGCCAGCTCTGTATTGTCCTTGATTGGAGATTCTTTCAGCTTGTCCTCCCATTGCCTTGATCCAAAAGATGATGCACTTGGTTAGGTTATTGGCTGAGGTATCTTTCCATTCAGTTAATGGAATGAGTTCTGGCCTCATGGATGGATATTTATCTTTGAGCTGTTCCATCTCAAGAGCTTTGAGCTTGTCTCTGTTGGCTTTATTCATTCTATTCTGATTTAAAGGTTAATTCTTGTGCTTTTGCAATTTGTTCTGTTAGAAATTCAATTAATTTTTCGGTTTCTGTTATTGACAACCATGAACTCCAACCATCTCTCTCAATTTCAATTTCATTATCCGAATCAAGTTTATGGAATCTTATTCCTTTTACTAATATGCTTTCCATTCTATTCTGATTTAAAGGTTAAGTAATTTAACATATTCTTCAACTTCATCATCATTTTCTCTACTATCAATTACTTTGTAATCAAATTCACGATATTTAATTGGGATAAAACCAAACAATAATCTATAAACAATCCAACACTCACCAAATGGAGATTTGTATTCATATTTATACTTGTATTTGCTAAATATTTTCATTCTATTCTGATTTAAAGGTTTCTAATTTAGTTTTGGCTAAATAATAAAGTTCTGCATATTCTTGCATTGCTTTTATTATTTCTTCTCTTTCCATAACGCCATCTTTTGAGAAATCAATATACTTGTTTAGTATTTCAAGTCTTGAATTAAGTAACACAATATCTTTTTTGTCTTGGTTCATCTTATTCTGATTTAAAGGTTAATAAATTCCGCAATTAAAACTGCGGATAACAGTCGGTAAGCACCATTAAAACGGATGCCTACCTTTGTGTTAACAACAAATGCTATTGACGTGCGTATTTAACGAACTCCTCGCCTCTGTCGCAAAATTCTTTTATCATTGAGCAAGCTAACCCAAAAGACATTCCTGAATGTCCTTGCTCTTCAATAATTCTTTTCGCAACATCTAAATCACATCCTGCATTTAATTCCTTTACAATATCAAGGCAAGCACCTAATTCCATTCCTTTATATAAATCACCAAGTCTTATTGGCACGATTTTATTCCACAATTCAAGGTGTTTTTCATCAAGTATGGCTTTGCCTTTCTCAATCCATTCCTCTGTTAGTCTAGGAATAGCCTCTTCATGTCTTTTGTTTTCGGCTTCATACTCTTCACGCCTTTTCCGTT